GTCTCTTACAAGATCGCAAACGGCTTCAATGCCAATATCCTCTTTCTTTTTATCAAGCTCTTTTATTTGCTTAACTGTAGGGTAGCCCAACTCGTAAGCTACCCCGTCTAGTTTTAAGTTAAACTTTTTGCTAACTAATTCCATTACGCTCTAAGCCCTTTTTGTGTCCAGTCACCTTTAGCAAATAGGTTAATGCCAGTGTTGTAACCACGATCAAGATAAGCAGTGAAAGTCACTTCCATTTCTTGAGGAGCAGTCCCATCAAAGTTCAGTGAAGCTGGCTTGGGCGCTGACCTGAAAAATACAACATCAGCAGACTTGTCCGAATCAGGAAGTCTGATAGGGTGAAGGATAAGCTGACCACCAAGCTCGTCAAGGGCAGTGAATAGTCTTGACTCTCCGTAACCAGTAACTTTAGTCCCACCCATGGGGGTAACAGCGTCACCAGTAACCTCACCAACTAGAGTATCAAACCGCTCTTTCGTGATTTCAATTAGGCTCATAGTGATTTCAGCAGTGGCGCCGGTTTGGATTTGTGATCCGATAATAGAGCCCGTTTGGTTTGATACGATATCCACAACCTCGGTGGCCATTGAGAGTTCCAAGGGACCGCTAGTTCCACCTAGTTCAACTGAAAGACCAACAGTTCCGACCTCAAGAGAGAAGCCTGTAGAGCCAGAATCGGTTTCGGCGGTAATTGCACCTTGTACTTGGTTTTCAATAGTAACAACGTCACCGGATACGCTAACAAAGCAAGGAACGTCTGCCGTGTCGATTGCTGTTTTGATTGCAGCGGCCACAGCAGCAGCAGAGTCACCGCTAGAGACAGTTACTTCAATTCCAGTTTTGCCAGAGATAGCGGGATCTGTGCCCGTGCCGCCATCAAACCAAACATAATATAAGTCCTCGGCAAAATCATAACCGATAACATTCAAGTCTAAATAAGTATCCTCAAGAGCGTTTGCAGTGTTGGCAACTGTCGTCCATGTTCTACAATGGCCTCTACCCCAACGAGCTTCAGCAGCTTCGAGGGTGGCGTTAATTCTTCGAGTTGTGGTGCATGACATATCTCACTCCTTAATACGTCAAATCTTTTCTGATTTGGAAAGTTAATAAAATTTTAAACACTTTGTCATTACTTGGCAAAGGCTCAGGGGATATGCCTTGAAAAATGATATCCGTAAACTCATCGCTGTTTTTAACAAAGATGGGATCAAGTATTGTGTTTTTAATATTGATTGCCAGTTCAAAGACAGTATCAAAGTCCGACAATTCTTGTCTCTCATTAGGGAGCTTATAGATTTCCAATGAGCAATCCACAACGTCACTCATAAAGTTGCCAACCATCTCGGTTGAAAGATTCCCAAAAAGGATCTTGTAGCCCGTCTTTAGTTCGCTAATAGCAAGGTTGTCGTCATTGAATACATCTTCAATTTCTTTGTAGTCAGCATTACACTTTTGGATTTGCTGTTTTATGTATGCCCTGCTTGCGGCAATCATCTACGAACCCTCATAGTGCTAATTAAGTTTTGCCTTCTATCTTCAACCCCATCCCCATCAAGGTCTAGCCTCAAGAAAGCTCTTGATGCGTTCCTAGCTGCCATTTCCTTGTAACCCTGTGCCTTAGTGGCGTACACGTCATCAACTTCACTCTGGACACTCACAAAGATAAGATAAAGCGTCAGATAGCGTGACCACTCAGCTACTTCTTGAACATCAAGGATGTCCGCTTTAGTCAGCTTGTTTCCTTGGTTGTCAGTAAGCCCTCTTTGGTCGAGGTCATCTAAAATCATTCTCTGTGCAATGCGGTGGAAATCTAAGAATGTTGAGCGTCCAGGTCTTAGGAAGCGGTAAATATCAACCTCGTGAGAGATGATGTCTTTATCTGTTGAAAATAGCTTGTCGTCGGCTTCTGTAACGACATCAATGGTTACGGTTTTAACCGTGGTTTCATGCTGGCAAACCCCGATAACCTCAATGCTTTTTGTTCCGGCCGTTTCAAAAACGTAGTCAATGTACTTATTTTGCTTAATGTCAAAAACCTCCCCGGGCTCTGGCTCAACAGTAAGATCATTTATAGGGTGTCCGTCGGGCGTAAAGGTTTTTGTGAAGTCTAGCCTGGTTTTGTCTCCAACCTGAACTACTCTTTCAAGATTTGACTGGATGAAAAGCATTTTACAGTCCTTAAAAAATGGGGAGGTTTCCCTCCCCGTTAGATTAGTGTACGTACGTTACATGGAAAACGTCGCCTGCTTCTACTTGCTCATTACCGCCAGCGGCAAGTGAGTTAATAAAAGTCATTCTTGTTTTCCCTTCTACAACGCTTACTGAGAAGTCTTGATCCTCGTGGATTCCAAGTCTACCGACAAAGGCAGAAAGAATCTTATCGGCTTCAACGTCAAGCTCGATAAAAGTATCTCCCTCAACAGCGGTGTATTTCATTGTTGAAAATTGAAGCTCTGGCTTAGCTTCAAGAGTGCTAACTCTTGCACTTAGCGCTGAGTCGGCAGCAATACGAGCAGTCTGCTCTGCATTGATGTTTCCTTGAAGTGTAGAGTCAGCAGCGATTCTTTCACTTTCTTCTGTATTTACTAGACCCTCAAGTCTTGCGGCTTCAGAGTCAATCTTTGCGTCTACTTGACCAATGTTGTTGGCAACAGTTGTAGCAAAGTTTTCATCACCACCAAGGGCATCCGATAGCTCTTTAAGAGTATCAAGAACCTCTGGGGCAGAGTCAACTAATGCAGCAACCTTTGAGTCGGTGTAATCTTTAGACTCGCCAAGGATTCTTTCGTCCTCAGATTGTCTCTTAAAAGCTTCTTCACTTAAAGACTCTTTAACACCGGCTAAAGTAAAGTCTCCTCTAATTTCAAACCTAGTATCAACAACACCGTTAACGCTTGAAACGTAACCGACATTGTTTACTAGAATTTCAACAGTGTTTGGTTGAGCTGCTGAATTTGTCCCAAGTGCGCCAGTCAAGACCTGCTCATTTACGTCCATTGGCCCAACAGTTGAAACTTGAGAAGGAACCATCTCAACTCTTTCAAGATCAGGATAGAGAGTATCTGGAGTATCTTGAAGGTTTGTTACAAATAGGTATTTTTTATTTTGCTCGTATGATCCATTTGCTGGAACATAAACAATTCTTGATCTATACCAAGAACCAGCGTCGTTACCGTCACCTTGTGGGAAGGTGTAAAGGGCAAGGTGAAAGGGTTCAGTCCCCTTAATTTCACCAACGGCATAACCAGATAGAGTTGAACCAATAGTTTCTGTCTGTACACTTCCATCAAAGAAATACCAGTTAACCTTGTCGTCTCCGCTAGAACCGATGTTCTGACCATCATTCTTGTAATACCAGCCGTCTTGACCAGAAGGTTCTGCAATTGGAGCGGTAGCGTCAGCGTAAACAGCAGCATTATCTTCAAACAAAACATCGCCAGCACCTTGCAGGGCAGTGATCTTTGCATCAATATTCGCATCGGCGTTTGCTCTATCGCTGATCTCTTGTGTGATTTGATCTTGCAAGTCACTATCGGCAGCTTCTCTGTCACTTGCCTCTTGAGCAATTTCAGCTTGTAGTTGTGAGATGGCAGCTTGTAAATCATCGCCAACCTGACCTTCTAGAGTGGTGATTCTTGTATCAAGACCACTTTCCGCAGACAAAGCTCTTGTTTCTTCAGAAGAAACCAAACCTTCTAGATATGCAATAACGTCTTGTGTACTACCATCTTCAAGCAAGCGTCTTAACGTCTGATCGCTTTGAAGTAATACCTTTAATCCGTCAATTGCATCATTTTCAATGTACTTCTTTTTAATTTGTGTTGCCATATTCTCTCCTTAAATATTGGGTAAAGACGAATAAGTCACAATTAACTTATCGCCAACTTCTAAAAATCCTTCTAACCCTAGGCCAACAAAACTCACAACATCATCAATTATTTCAAAATCAACATTGTAAACTTGAGGCGGGCCACCAACTGGAACGAGAGAGGTTGTGCTTGGAGATATTGGTTGCCTGGCAAGAACCAGTGATCCGCTATCAATATTGTCTTGTGTAATAGTAAATGTTTCTTGAAAAATTCTGATGCCGCCTTGACTGCCGAGCTCTATACCGCCCGCTGTAATTCCGTCGCCACCAAAAAAAATACCCAAGTCAGTATCAAACACAATTTCTGCCTCCGTAAATACAAGTTCAGCTCTTGCTAGTGTGGTTATTTTTGGAACGCGAAGAATCGCCATTTCTTAAACTCGATTTCCATAGTCAGCAGTAGAACCTGTCGTTTCCCTGTCCCCAAGGTCTATCGTAATGTCTCCACTTTCTACGGTGTCAAAATTAAATGTGCCATCGTTTGTAGCTTCTATAATGACCTCATTATTACCAGTTGTCACGACACCTTTAATGAAATCAAATATCAGTCTCATAGATCAGTCCTTTCAACACTTTGCAGATATTTTTCTGATCCAGAAGTGTAAGTTGCTTTAACAACGGCTTGAATTTGCCCTGATGCCCCACCAATTCTGTAAGTGTAAATTTCTGTTACGTTATCCGGTCGCTCTATAAACATGTAGTCGTAGCTTATCCCCTCGATAATTGATCCGCTGTTTAGTGGGATCATGTTAACGGCTATTTTGCCAGAAGAGCTTTCGCTAAACTTTTGCTGCTCTCGATCTTTGTAGCTATTTGGCAGGGTCATCTATGTCCTCAATCTTTTCGTAATACCAGCAGCGCTACCTGTTTTATAGGTGTAAATTTCGCTACCTGTTGTGGGGTAAGCGGCATCAATTCTGGTTGCCATTTAGCTCCCCTGCGGATTCAATCGGGTTATTTTTGCTCTCGTCTTGATACCAGCAGTACCAATAGCCATTAACAAAAGTAAAATCGGTGTACTTAAACCATATCCCTCTGGTGACATTATTTCTTAACTGCTCTTGTTCGAGCATTTTTGGCGTTCTCGCCTTGAGATGTCTTTTAACAGAGTGGATATATTTCATAAAAAAAAGGGGGAGAGAAACCCCTCCCCCAAAAAGATAAATTATGCGTTAGTAGAGTCAACCTTGACACATCTCTTACCGCTATCAAGAACTTCTGCTCCAAAGATATAATCTAAAGAGTAACGAGTACCGATATTGGCAAGGTCTTTGTCAAAGTCAAGCTGGATGCTTTGCTGGAAGGCATAACCAACTGCTGACGGATGCCACAGAACCATGTAATCAGAAATTGAAGTGTGAACAAGAACTCTCATTCCGTAAAGCATGCCAATTTCACCATTCATGATGTTGCCTGATCCATACTTTTCAGCATGAACAAAGTCGTCAATTGCGAGCATTTCAGCTTCTTTTTCAGAACCAACAGCAAGGTAACACTCGCGAGGGTTGATATTCTGGTCAATAAGAAGTTTACGGCCAGCAAGGATATCGTCCTTTGCTAGAACGTCTGTAGATGTGTCAGCAAAAACGATTTGATGGTCAGGGCCTGAGGCAGAAGCTTTTTCAATCTCTGCAAGGATATACTCATCAACGTCAAGAGCAAGCGCCTTAGTTGCTTTCATCACAGCATCAGAAACAACATCAACAACTGATTGATTAGCGGCAAGCTTCTCAACTAGGAATTGAATTGTTCTATGATTGAAAGAGATTGTATCAGCAGCATAAGTGATAACCTGTGCATCAACTGCTGTGTTCTCTGCTTTAGTACCTGGTGTAAATCCACCGCTTCTTGGAAGCTTGATGCTAGAAGCACCTGGAACAGCAAGGGCGCTGTAGTCAGTTGCTGTTGGCAAAAGAACAGACTCTTGGATTAAAAATGATTGTGCCATTGAGGCGATGTTTGCTAGTGCGTTTGCGGAAGTTTCCGTTACTCCCATTAAAGCGTCAGCCATGACTTTTCTCCTGTGAGGGTTGTTATTTAATTACTTGTCCTAAACTTTTTTTGAGGGCCTCAATTCTTTCGGCCTTACTCATCTCTGAAACACTTTTTTCTCTTGCTATTGGGGGATTGTTTGCAGGAACAGCATCATTCACTTGCACATTTCCCCTTTTGAAAAGGAAGTCGTTTTCACGCTTTGCCTTTTCCAGTAGCTGATTGAGCGATTCCGCTCTTATCTCGCCATCCTCGGCTCTAAGTGTTTCAAAGTCATGCTTGTCAAGTAACCTAATCAGCTTGTCTGGGTTAAGGCATCCTGCTTTTACTGCCTCGTTTTTAATAGAGCCAGTCACCCTTTCCCACTGAGTTTTTTCAACTGTTGTTCTGTACTTGGTTTCAAGCTCTTCTTTTTGGCGTTTAAGGCTATCGATAATTTCTTGATAGTTTCCCTTGGCCTCAAGTTCAGCTTGGCGCTTGGCCTCAAGTTCTGCCTCTAGCTGTCTTGCTTTTTCTTTAGCAGACTTGGCCTCGCTTAAAACCTTTTTGTAACTTTCGTACTTAACAACATCCTCAGCTTGAGACTGTTGATTTTCCTCAACGCCACTGGCATCTTGAGTTTGATCCACGGGATCGGTCTTGACATCTTCCATTTTCTTCCTCCATGACATTAATTGTCAACTCTATTTGAAAAACCGCTTAATGGCGGTAACAAGTTTTCTCTCTATTGTTGCCTTAAATTCTCGGTTTTGAAAGACCTGAAGAATAGGGCGCATCTCGTTTTGAATCTGTAGTAACTCTTGATAAGCAATAGATTTACCTATTCTTTTCTTTTTCCCCTTATATTTGGGGTGCTTTGATTTAAGTGCGCCGAAGGAAAATAAGAGCTTTGCGGTGACAAACTTGACTCTAATAGCATCAAGAAGCTTCCCTGTGATAGTTAGGTTTGACTTGCCCTCGCGATAGGCGGGATGGGTTGAATTGTATCTAGCAAGGTATCGTCTGTTCCTGACTGTTGAGGGTCTAAGGCGAGGTTTTAATCCCTCATCTCTAATTTGTTCAACCACGGCTTCCTGTAAATCAACATTGAACTTTGATTTGGCAATAGCAGAACCAATACGCAGCTTTGTACGCTCTAGTTCTTTTTCAAGTCCTGTGATTCTAATTTTCGTCAACGAAAAGCCCTATGTTAGCGAGTATCTCGGATATGTTTAGCTCTTGCTGTTGTTCAAAAAACGGCGGGAACTCAATAGGAGGGATGGCATCGTCCTCTTTAACCCTATTGGCGATTGACCTTGCCTCATCCTCCGTTAGACCAAACCACTCTCTCTTTGGGAGAGTATCCCCAACTTGGTGATTGTAACCCTTTGGCACTTGGTCACTTTCAAGATAGATTTCAACCCCATTCATTGTGCGTCTAGTTTTTACACCTAAAAGCATATCGCCCATAAGCGTGAGATCAACATCACTTGAGCCTTTTTCTTCTGCGTACTCTGGTGAGTAGGGTGTAAATGGCCTACCGTTTCTATCGTCACCCGATTGTGTTCTTTGGATAATAGTTTCAACTGCCTGCTCTTCAAAAGCAGCAAGCTCGACTGGCTTGGGTGCCCTACCAAGAAGCTCTGAAAGATCAACCTCTTGGCTCATAATCCTATTTGAAAGGGAAATGTTATCCTTCAACGCCAACTGGTGATCTCCTGATTAAATCCTCTTGGTATTGCTGGTATATTTCAAGTGCGACTTCTCTAGTCACTTGCTCACGCTGCATAATTGCACGAACGGGCGAGCTAATGCCTAGGTCAATCTCTTGCTGGATGATGTCTAGCTCTTCTTTGTCTGACTTAACCATCTCAGGAGCAGCAAACTCGATAGTCATAGGTGTATCAAAATCAAAGCTACCAATTTGATACTTTTCATCGAGGGTGTCGGTGTTGTTTAAAACAAGTAGCCACGCTTTGATGAGATTCCAAATCTTGTACTCAATTTTTTCAAAGGTGTCATAGTCCTCACGACTAGCCGAAACTTTTTCAATCATGGCGAGCATGCGTTCTAAGCCTGAATTGAACTGTTGTGATTCTCCCTTAAGAGAGACCGTCTTGGGATCGATACCATTAGAGGAAAGAAAGGCGGCGAGCAATACTTCTAAGAACTGGATAGAGCCCGCAATATCAGAGCCAGGTTGAGCAAACTCAAAGTCGGTGTCAACACCAGCTTGAGGATCAACGGGAAGCTTCAAGCATTTTGTAGGCCCCATCATAAGCGACTCGGGCATCATCTCTGGATGACCCTTAAGGATTGCCTGGGCAAATCCCTGCATCCGAACAACCTGAGAAACGCTGGACATATTTACACAGAAGTCGATTGTAAAATCAGCGAAGGTGTTTTGAGCACGAACCCAATATTCAAATTCCTTTTCTGTGTGAATCTCTACAAAAGGCATCATGCCAAATTCAGCAAGAGGGTTGGGCATAACCTCGCCCACAATATCCCCGTCTTGATTCATGAAATAGTTTTCTTCCATTGTCCAGACTAGGTAAATCTTGTCCTTATCGGTTGTCTTATCGCTTGCCTTCTTTTGCTTGTAATTTCTCTCGTTAGTATCATGCAAAGTGCTCTGGCCCGTTGCCGATCTTGGCTCTTCTGCCGCCTCTAGAAGTTCTGAGTAATTGTCATAAGCTGAAATGATGTAGCCGGCGGCTTCCTCTGGATCGTCCATACTGGGGATAATGTCCCACTGATGCGGCTTTAAAACCCTGGGATAGAGCTTTCCTCTTTTAGGAACAATCTGCACGAGGCATTGATCGTGGTTTTTAAAACACTTGTTAGCAAGATTAAGCTTCTTATTTAAGCCCATGTCATCGTAAAGGGATTTGACCTGCTCCGCTTGCTCTTCTGTAAGCTCTGGGAACTCTCTAACAGGTGCCTCTCGATAGATGCAAGCAAGGGCGTTAACCACACGTTTGGCAATATTGATAGAGCTAACAACGGGAATCTCTTTGATTGAACTCTCATCAAACTGCTCTCTAAGCTCTTCAATAACGTAGGGTTTTAGTCTATCGTTTAGGATTTCACTAGCACGATAGCTTGATGCCTTCCTTCCTAGGTTTTCCTGTGATTCGATGTGATCAATTAGTTTTCTGCGTCCTTTGCGGGTTGATAAGTCCATTTAAAATCTTCCTTGAGAGGTTATCTTGTATTTAGAGAAGTCTTGTAAAGGATACAAATACCACACAGCATAAGCAAGGCAATCTGTTAAGTGCCCTAGGCTATCGTCTGATCCAGAATCTAGCTTTAAGCCGTCTGCTTTCCATTCCAGCTGCTTTAAGTCCCTTAATAGTTTCTTGCATCTTGGGTGTATCTTAATTAAACCAAGTGTAAATGCCCTGTTGAGATTTGCAATTTTATCCTTAATTGCTGGGTTTGTTTTATAAACTACATTAAAACCATTTTGCTTCAGTATTTCGTGATCACTCATTCCGCTAGTTCTTCTAGCTTTTCCGGTTGAGTCACAAATGACAATGGCACCAGTAGCCCCTTTTTTCTTTAAACCATCGGCTTTTTTAAACGTATCACCAGCTATTAACTGCTCATCCCAAACATAGATTCCGTGTGCGTGCTGGCTAATCAAAACATCGGCGTTGTTTGCTATGTTGAAGTCAACACCACAGTAAACTGTCCCACTAAGTTTTTTAGCTTCCTCGCTAACGTGATCGTCACTAAAGGCGTAAACTGCTGCGCCTGTGTTTTCGTTGTCGTATTCGCCCTGGAGGAACCTTAATCTTTCTTTCTCTGGTAGAGCCTCAAGCATCTTGATGTATTCGGGATCGAGGTTTTCAAGATTATCTTGAGGATTCATTTTAATAACTAGGTAGTTTTCGGGATCGCTTAATGTCTCTCCATCTGTGGGGTTAATTTTCTGATGAAATACCTGGTAAACCCATGATGTTGTTTTGGTTGGGTTTAGGTCGTAATAGCATTTTTTAACCAAGCTATTCTTTTGAGCGAGACGAGTTTTAAGCTTACTAACAGCGGGATAAGGAATCTGATTTGATTCGTTAAACCACAGGGTCGAGTACTCGGTTCCGAGTAATCGTTCCAATTTCTGACCATCATCAAGTCCAGCTATCCAAATCTTTGCGTTGTTTGCAAGTTTGACATAATAGTCGCTGTTATTAAATTTAGGATAAAGATTAGGAAAGCATATTCTAAAAACATCGGGCATTGTTTTTTGCCAGATTGACCTCTTGCAAGCGTTAAAGGTTTCACGACAAATAAGGTGTTCACTATCAGGGGCCTTTGATGCTCTTATGATAATTTGCCTCATTATCTCAAAGCTTTTACCTGCCCTTGAACCACCCTCAAGGCAGATATTAGACGCAAGAGAAGAAACAACGCTTTTGGTTGCTTTAGCTTGTGCAGGGGTTTTTTTAAAGTCCCTCATCTTCCTTTTCTATTTCAATTGAGATGGTTTGGTTTTGTGTAGTCTCTTGTTTGTCTGCCCAACCGCATAGGTTCTTAAGACAAAAGATAAGCATAGTATTATCGCCATTCTCTGCTTTCTTTACAGCGCTCCTAACAAGACTTAAGCGTGTGTGAACCATGTTTTTGTCTCGTAGGTCAGCAAAACTGTCGTAGCCAAACTCTTTTGAGCGCCTCTCTATAGTATCTTGAGAACACTTAAAATAGGCAGCGCAATCTTTTAGCGTTGGATTTAATCGGCAAAGTGCTTCGAGTTGATGCTGCTCAATTACTATTTTAGGCCTTGCCATTTTGCTTTTCCTTTAGTGAGTTATAAGTCTCGCCCGTTGATTCAAGTACGGCTTCTTTATTCGTGTAGTTTTGCCATCTATTAATTATGACATCGCAATAATGTTCGTCTAATTCCATGCCGTAACATTTGCGGTTTGTTTTCTCGCAAGCTATAAGGGTTGAGCCGGAGCCGAGGAAAAGGTCAATTACCAACCCTTTCTTTTCGCAAGAGGCGTCGATTGCGTTCACACATATCTCGATCGGCTTTACTGTTGGGTGCAAATGTTTATTTTCGCTCTCTTTTGAGCACCGCCACACGTTTTTTAAGTTGGATTTGTTTTTTTTGTTTGCTAAAGATCCCCAGAAAAATGCGAATTCATGACATGGGTTAAATATAAATTGTGCCGAGGCAATTCTCTCTCTATCCCAAACACAGCAAGATGATGGGTTTCCAAAAACTGCAAAATGCTCCTTTATCATTTCCCATTTACTCCATTTAAAAAAAACTATCTTGGGACAATTTTCCTTTGACTGGCTTGATAAATTAACAGCTACCTCGGATAGAAAATCTATATTAGTGTCATTTTTTATCTTATGGACCTTAGAAACAAAATCACCCTTTTTTCTACCGTCACCCATTTTTGTTTTATCAAATTCACAAGATGCATAGTTATCACCATAAGGCGGATCAGTAAAAACCATATCCGCCCTCTCCCCATTCATTAGCTTTTCAACATCGTCAATCATGGTCGAATCGCCACACATAACCCGATGATTTCCAAGAAGCCAAATATCCCCACGCTTGGTAATTGGATTTTCAACCTCTGGAACCTCGTCATCGTCACATTTAGGATCAAGTTTTTCGGCAGGCTCAATTTCAAAGTCTTTTAGCCCCAGCATATCAATATCAAGATCAGGCCCTAGGTTTTCTAGTTCGAGATTGATTGCGGATAAATCAAGCGTTGCCCAAGTATCCTTTCCGATAGCATTGTCGGCTACTAAATGAGCATAAAGCTGCTCGTCACTCTCAAACTCTTGATAGATAACAGGAACCTCTTTCATGCCCAGCTTTTTGGCTGCCATAAGTCGTCCATGGCCAGTCACAATGAGATTTGTTCCTGCTTGAACTGTTAGAGGATTGCGAAAGCCCTGATATTCAATAATTTTAGCAAGCCTTTCAATTTGCTCTTTCGGGTGTTCGTGACAATTTTTAGGGTGGGGTACGAGAGAGTTTACATCAACCATTGTGATGCTTTCAGATCGAATCTGCATTGTGCTTATTCCTTTAACCACAGGTTAAATAGGTTTTTCCCACAGGGATATTAATTTAGTGTGAAGCGTTGAAAATAGATTGTCAATGAAGAAGGTTGTTTTCCCCAAACAGAAACAAGAGCATTTCTTGGTTCGCCCTAAGCGTCAATCGAGTGCCCTCGATCTTATCTCTTACTACCCGCGCAGGAATTTCGCCCTCCAAAAACTCCAGCTTTTTCTCAAGCGAGGCGATCCTTTCCTTGATTTGCTTATACACTCTTAGCTCGTCATCAGTCATGTTTTGGGTTTCCATGACTTAATGGTAGCTAAAAAACTAAGGCAAAGCTATAGGTGAACCCTCAAAATCGAAATTTGCCCTATTTCTGGCCCCCTGGTGATGGTGTTTCGGGTAATGGGAGACCCACAATCTTATACCTCGCCCTTTGCGGGTAAAAAATAACCACCTGTAACCTGGTTGCGCTCCCAGCCATAATATTCCAGCCAAGATTTAACCGCTGAATATTGCATTGCGCAGAAAGATAACCCCTTATCGTGGATTTCCCTGTGGTGATTCTGGCAAAGGGGCATGAGATTTGATGGGTGGTCATCTCCACCAGAGCCCTTGCTCTTAACGTGGTGCGCTACACCAGAGCGACCGCAGATTATGCATGGCCGCCCTCGGTAGGATTCGCAAAGTTTTTTATCAACAACCCTCAATTTGTAGTCGCTAAAATTCTTTTACTTGGCATTAATTGCAAATGATCGTTCCTTACATGAGGCATAACCCATGTTCTACCGAGCTCGGAATACACCCCTTTGTAATTTTTGCCAACAGCCAACCCGTTAATCTTTCGCCAGTGCCCCCTAACATGTGATGCCTTTACCCAGTCAACACTGTTTACAGAAACCCCGCCACCAATAGCAGCAGCCTTGTCCAAATAAATTCTAGTTATCGGGAAATATTTGCCCTTCTTTTTGCCTGTTTTTATTTTTTTTTGATTAACAGACTTGGCCGCTAAAAAGGTTTTGCCAGAAAGAATTGTAGTTATAAACCTAAGCATTTTACCGCAAATGTCTGAGCATGTTTTCATAGCGTCCCCGCTGGTTTCAATATTACCAATCTCGCCATGATTGTAAATAACACCAGTAATATCTTTGACGTTACCACTCAACATTACAAATCTAGAGAAAACCGAGCACGAGTTTTGCTCGGCCCATATAAACTCTAAGCAACCGTGATTTTTTTTAACGCCAACAAAATCAACACCACAGAGACTGGGGTTATCAACTAGCGAAGGGGGATAAAAAATGCTTAGGTAAAATTCATCATGTATTAGTTGTTCAATATCAGCACTAGAAAAAGGCAGCATGTTGTTTATCTGATTAAAACTAATGACATAATTAGGTGCTGTAACATCGATTTTAAAATTAACCTCTTTTTCAATTTTCAGCCTATCTACAGTGTCAACAAACATGATTAAAACCCCAGATCGTTAGAAGCAAAACTAGAATCGCTATTCGCTTTTTCAGCACCGCCCTTGGTGTCTAGAAAACGAAAATCTCTTACGTTGATTTTTGTGATGTATTTTTTCTCACCATTCTTTTCGTAGGTCTGTGTTTCCAATTCCCCCTCAATGTAAACCTGTGAACCCTTTTGGGTGTATCGATTAAAAACCTCCGCACCTTTTTGCCAAATAACAAAATTAATCCACTCGGTTTTTTCCTGGTAATTGCCCTGTTTATCTTTGACCTTTTTACTTACAGCCAAGGAGTTTGAGTAAACCATGTTTCCGTTTATGGTTTCTTTAAGTTCACCGGGTTTTCCTAAGCGGCCAATGGCAATAAATTTTTGCATTCTATACCTCGATTGAAAGTTGCAACGACGACACATATTGTGGATCGTATGTTTTTATATATTCTTGAATTTCCTCTGTTGTACTTTTAAAAAACCTTAGCGGTATCATTTCTGTATCTAAATTCTGTTTTAAAATATTTTCCAATAAATGAGTATTGTTACTGTCTTGCTTCAGCAAAACTAAATATTTTAACAACAGAGCTTTTTGATGAGTTGTCAGTATAGGCCATTTTTTAGATTCGTCTTTAGCCTCGTAGGGATTTAATTGCTGCTCAATAAACGACATTGCCATTTTGGCAAACTTATTGCTATTCAAAATAACCCTATCAATTCGTTCTTCTGTAACGCTTAAAAATCTTCCTAGAATCTTTTCCTGAGAAGCCTTATGAAATCTTACCTTTTTAAAATCTAGACTACTTAACATAATTAGCTCGGCATATTTTTTTAAATCACCAACAGTGAAAACATCAGTATATCTGGTTTTTAAAAATAACTGGTAAAAATAAACAGGACTATCTATCAAAACTTTGCTCCCTTATTTAAATCGCCCTTTTGCATAGAATCTTTTATTTCTTCTAGGCTTGAGATTCTATCGCTTAAAAAAAGACCGCTCTCAATATCATAATCAAGCTCAAATACTTTCTTATTCATATTGCTGTGATAGCGAGCTTTATCAATATATATATAACTTTTAGGCGGCTTTAAGCGGAAAAATGTAGAAATTACATAGTTGTAGCTACCAAAATTTACGCTAGATGCATCTGCCCTTACATCGTCACCTTCAACAAATCGCTTGTAAATATCTGTACCCTTAACTGTGTGAAGAATTAAAACAAAAGGAATATCCCTTTCGGTTGCTATGCTTTTAAAAAAATTAATCGCCTTTGCTTGGAAATGAAACGGAAGCGAACAGATAAAGCTAGTGGTAAAGTTATCAAAATAAATTATGTCTGGATTAAGCTGATCTAATATTTTTTTAAACCTGTTTTTAAAATCATCAAAGTTAGAGAACTCAAGACCAAGCAGCGAAGTAAAAAACATATTCTCCATTATCAAGTCTTGGTCTTTATCAAAAATACCAGCCACTTTTTTAGCTGCCCTTTGCATTTCAAACCTGTAGGTTTTTACAGTTTCTTCAGACAAGACCGCATAAGTTCTTTTTAGTTGCATAGCGTTTTCAAGCATTATGGATCTTGCCATCGTGGATTTACTCCCTCCCTTTGGCCCAATTAAGCAAGTCAACTCCCCTGGTCTTATTCCATCGTGGCCATTTAAAAACCTAAAGCGACTTTTAAAACGCTGCTCCCTGATGGTTTTGATAACATCAGAATCTTCCTGTTCTGTTGTAAGGCCGGTTTCAATCTTCATTAGCCAGATACCATTCCTCGTTTAGTTTTACGTACGGTTGTTTTGTTTTTCCAACAAACCAATCAAAATTTGCAACCCAACCCCTATCGTTTTCACCCCGATTAAACTTATTGGCAGCAACCATGCTCATTGCCTTTTTCCAGTCCTCTTGCTCTGGCAAATGTGTAAGCATTTTCTTAACAAGCTCAATCCTCTCCTTGGTTCGGCTATTGACCTTTGGAAGCTTCACATCGTGGTCGTTTTTTAACACCTCGCACATTTTATTCCAGTCATCAAAAACCAAGTCTATTTTACAAGACGCATCATCAACCATCTGTTTTTCAGATGCCTGTTCTGTTCTGTTCTGTTCTGTTATGTTATGCTTAGAGCGCTTAACACCTGTTTCTAACCTTATGATTTCATTGTGTTCTAGTTCCATAAGAAACCCCTTAATGTCATCTAAAGGGTAGTTAAGTAACCCGCAAGCATACTCTAAACAATAGCTAAGCGTACCCTTAGACCGCCTTGAAGACTCGCTAAAAATACTTAAAAGTAGCAGCTTTGCGCCATTACTCAGTGTGGCAACTTGAGGATTTCCAAAAAAATCAGTCCTAAATTGAAAGTAATATTGGGCTGTTTTGTTAAACTTTACGCCCCACGCATCGGGGTTAATAATGGTAATTATTTTATGTGTATTCTCTTTTTTTGGCATAAATAACTCCAAAAACCCAACCTCGCTAGGCCGGAACTGCCAACAGACCTAGCGCAGATTGAGCATATCCCTTGCGGGTTTATGTTGTAATTTTGTTTGGGATTGGCAGTCCCTGTTGTTGTGTTCAAGGACTGTAAAAAATACATTTTACTTTGTAAACAGAATTTTATAGAAAGGGCTTCAATATTAACCTTTGTAAAAAGTGTTGATGTGTGTAAATGAGCGAGGTTCTCTCCAGGGGCCTCGCTTTTAACCTGGAGGATTTTATGGAAATTGAAAGAAACATAAGACATAAGCTTGGCGTTATTCAGACAGCTTTAAAAGCCAAGAAAAACAAGTATAACAAGTTTGGAAAATATCCTTACAGAAATTTAGAAGGCATTTACGAGAGCGTAAAGCCCTTGCTTTTGCAACAGGGGTGTATCTTAACTATAGATAACGAAATAGAGTTAATAGGTGATAAGTTCTTTAGGAAATCTATCGCCACCATTGGCTGTGTTGAAACGGATACCGAGATAAGCGTTAAAACCTACACTCAGGAAGCTTTCAATAAGCCAGGCATGAGTCCCGAGCAGTGTTCTGGTAGCGCCGCAAGCTATGGTGATAAATATGTTTTAAATAAGCTGTTTTGCCTTGATGATTCCGATGCAGACGATGGCCACGCCGATCCCGATTCAGATGTTAATGGATCTCTTTTGCCAAAAAGTGACAAAGCAGAGGACTATAAACCAAAGTTTGGAAAATTTGCAGGTGTTCCTCTGAAAGAATGCAACCCTAAAGACCTTGCGGATTACTGCAAGTGGATAAGCGACGAGCAAAAAAAGAGGGGAGAGCCTTTGTCTGATATGCAAAAAGAACTTCTTGATAACGCTAGAAAATATTTGGCAAAAAAATGACCCTACAAGAAAGAAACCTAGAATTATTTGTTGAAAACGAGCGCCTTAAGGAAGAACTTGAGGCGTTTAAAAGAAAGTCTAATGTCGAGTATCAAAGGCTATGGCGAGAACATCAGGCGCTTTTAAACAAGCTCAATATGGTGGCAGAGTTTACGAAAGACCATTACGCTATTCTTCCTCATCATCACTAACGTCCCAGTCTAATTCCATGTCCTCGTCAAAGGGCTCGTACTCAATAGGGACGCCTGCGTTTAGAGCGTAGGTTAAAATATAGGCGTGATCCTTTTCAATCTTCGCTGTCGATTGCTTTAACAAGCTCAATCGCCCAGACTGTGGCATCCAGCGCCCCTCTTCTGTAAAAACCAGTGTGGGAGGTTCCTTCCTTTTCATCTTCTTCCTTGTGTCTTGCTGCCATTTTTTCTAGCAACTCAATCACTGTTTCCTTCTTCATTTTCTTCCCCTTGAAATTCGCTCAGATAACCTTCTAGCTCATGTAACTTTGAAAGTACATTAAACTCAAGAAAGTCAGCTTCACATGATGCAAAAGTTTCATACATTTTACGAGTCATGTAAATCATTAGAGGGATTCCATAATCAGGGTGTGAAAAGTTTTCAGCGACAATGCGGGCACGCTCTTTGAGGCGGTCGCCCTTTTTGACTGTGGGGAAAGGGATGAGGTTATCCTTCATAAAGCGTATCGCCTACAACTGTCTTGTAGTTTTTAATTAGATGCTGGTTTACAAAAAACTCTCCACCCTCTTCTACTGTTGCTATAGCAAAGCCCTGTTGCCAGTTTTGATGGTTTTTGGCGTACTTAAAATAACGTTTGTGATTTTCTGAAATTGTTGCGCTACCTAGCCAACCATTAAAGAAAACGCTATGGTAAACACCGTTTACGTCGGTCATGTGGCTTTGTTGCATCCTGTGCGTACATCCAAAAATTCCAGTTGCCCCAGGTCTTTTTTGTAGGCTTGTCATTGATCCGCTTACGCCATAACTTGGTGGACTATGTTGCACATAAAGCCTTTCTGGGACAATCCAAAATGGCTCATTGTAGGGGTGCCACTCAATGTTTAATCGCTCTAGTCCATACTCTATTTTGAGATCAAACATATTCCAAAAGGGGCGAGCATGGGTCATGATAAAGCGCTCTAGCCTTACAGTGTGATTGCCGGCCATATAGGTTATGCGAGCATTAGGTAGTTTTTTACGACAAAGCTCTAGGCCTTCTCTTGCAGCAGCAATTTCATCTGATAATGTTTCAACAATGTCTGGGTCCTTAGGGCCATGGCTCGAT